GTTACTAAGTCTCCTTCTTTAACATCTTTAGTATGTCCATAACCTATTGTTAAAACATCTGCTGCACATTTGTATGCGTTGTATTCGCAGCCTTCAAATTTTTTAATTAACGATATTCCTTCTTGCGATATATTCATCTTTTCATTCCTCTGTATTTGTAGTAACTGTTTTATAATAAACAACAACTTCTTTAAGTTCATTTATATACCTTTTAAGTTCTTGCATATTGTAAGCCATAACCTCGTAATCAGGTATTGTCATAGCTAGAAAAACTAATTCACCTTCTTGTTTTTCTATTTTAGCAAGCTGTTTTTCCCAATTGTCAGGAGTAACTACTATCCACATAGGTTCTTTTAAGTCAATTTCCCTAGGCATAACTGGCTGGACTATAGTTCTATCTAGTGGTTTTGATGTAACTTGTATTTCTTTAGTTGGAATTAGGCTGCAACTGCAAACCATTATCAAGCTCATCAACAATATTGCTGATTTTTTCGATGTCTTCCATAATGTGTTTTGTTCCATTATTTATTTTTCTCTCCATTTTTACTGGGTCTGCAATTATTTTTGCAGATAATTCATAGTTTTGTATAAACTGTGTATATCTATTTAATTCTCTTTGTGCTGCTTGGCTCTTAATTGTAAGTTCATTTAGTTGAGTTGTTTGTAAAAGAAAATCATTTTGCAAATTCTGTATAGCTTCTTCTTGTGTAGATATAGCATTTTCTAATACAACATTATTAGTTTTTAAAGTTATATTTTCATTATATAACCAATAACTACTAAGTCCCAAGACCATGATAATTCCTATTAAAACTTGTTGCATTATTCATCTTCCTCAATAATATAGTTAAGACCAGAAGAACTTCTATATTCAATTAATTTTTTATCAAGAGTTCTAAATTTAAGATGTTTTTCTTTTTGAGTAAATATTTTTTTTGAAATATAAGTTTTATCATCAGCATCTCCATACTCTTTATTAAAAGATACTGTTATTTTATATCGTGTTTTAAATTTTTTTATAATCCAATTTATAACTAATTTAATTTTATCTAATATTTTATTCATAAGTAAATATTTTTAATGGTTTAGATTTACCTTTTACTTTTATAGGTTCTAGTTCTTTTAAATAATAACCACATAAACTTTCAGTAGATTCTCCAACTAATAAATCTACACTTCTTTCTTTTGTAGCACTTTCTAGTCTAGCTGCAGTATTAACAGCATCTCCAATAGCGGTGTAATCAAATCTAGATTCTGAACCCATATTACCAATTACTGCTTCTCCTGTATTAATACCTATTCCTATAGCAATAGCAGGCAATCCTTCTGCTTTTAATTCTACATTTAAATTAGACATATTATCTAAAATATCTAAGGCACATTGAAATGCTTTCATTTGATGATTTTTTAAATCTAATGGTGCATTAAATATAGCCATCATTGCATCGCCTATATATTTGTCTACCATTCCTTCATGCTTTTGTACTGCAGCTTGTTGTGCAGTTAAAGCTTTGTTCATAATATAAGTTACTTTTTCAGGTTCGAGAGTTTCCGACATAGAGGTGAATCCCCTAACATCAGTAAATAAGAAGGTAGCATATCTTTTTTCTCCGCCTAGTTTTAATAATTCAGGATTATCTTGTAATTGTTTTACTTGTCTTGGGTCAAGATAATGTTCAAATTGTTTTTTAATTTGTTGTCTTAACTTATATTGTTCTCTAAATCTTAGATAAAAAGCTATAGATGCTGTTATAAATTGTGATATTAAAGTCCAAGTAACATCTACAAGAATACCTTTTTGTATTAAATAATATCCACCAAATGAGGTTATAAAAAATAATATACTAGTAAATAGTATTCCTGTTGTTATTCCTAAAATATTTATTAACAACCAAACTAAACTTACTGTTGTAATAAAAATTAATATTTCTGCTGCTAAAGCCCAATCAGGTATATATGGGCTGTCTTGTATAAGTATAGATTCTGCTAGAGCTGCTTGTATCTTATGAGGTTCTAATAATCCTATTGGAGTTGCTATTTGTGGCATGACTCCATTAGCAGTTATGCCAACAAATACATATCTTCCTTCAACATCCATTTCTTTTAAATTTGTTTGTGGAGTGTCTATCCACGATATCCATTTACGACCTAGACTATCTGTTTTAACTGGAGGTATTCCTCTGACTGATATTTCTTGAATACCATTATCATTTGTAGTGATAATGTAAGTCTTTGCTCCTGTTAATCCTTTTAACACTTGTGTTCCAAAAGAAGCTATCCATCCTTCAGGTGTTCTTACTAATAATGGAATCCGTCTAACAAGTTGGTCAACTTCGGTGGGAGCAATGGCTAATCCCTGTAATGTATTATTTGCTAGAGTGTTCAGGTTTTCCTTGACTCCCTCAGATACTATACCACCAATATTATTGCCTTTAACAACTGTTCCTGTAGTTTTTGGGTAACTACCTTTACCATCTTCAAACATAGCAATTACAGAATTGCCGTATTTTAATGAATTAGCAAAATATTCATCGCCACCCATTCTGTCTGGTTGTGGAAAAGAAATTACCCATCCAACACCTAATGCACCTTTTGCAATTAATTCACCATGAATCTCACCCAATCTTTTTCTAGGAAAAGGATATCCACCTTCATCCTCTACATCTTGTTCATCTATATTAAGAATAACAAAATTACCAGATGGTTCTTGTTGTTTTACAAACAAATCAAATGTCTTTAATTTTAATACTTCTGTTGGCATTGACTGATATAACAAAGGTATTATCAGTATTATAAGTATTATGAATATTATCTTCTTCATTAATCACTCTGAGTTATAGTTATGTAAGAGTTTCCTCCTCCATTTACTTTTATAACATTACTTATACCATCTTGTATAAATATAACTGTGTAAGAATTGCTACCATCTAAATCTAATTGCACAGACTCATTTACACTTCTTCTTAAACTAATAAGATTTCCTGTTATTAAGGTTGTTATTTGTGTATCTGGGTCTTTTCCTAAAAGAGTTCCTGATATTTGTGTACTAGTAGCTTGAGCTAACTGGTCTTCTTCTTGAGAAATAGCCAATGAATCTAATACATTAAGCAAATCTTCTAAATAATTAACATCTAAATAATTTATATCTAATTCAGTAAATTCAAGTTCATCTTCTGCAAGGTAGTCTTCTGCAAGATAATCTATATCTAAATCATTAAAATCTAATATATTTTCTTTTCTAGTAATTGTTTCTTCTTGTATTACTGTTTCTTCTTTAGGTGGTGTAACAATTAACATGTTATCAATAAGGTCTAATGTTAAATCTAATATAACTGGTTTACTTGGCTTTGATTCAAATACACTTACTGTAGTCGCTTGATAGGGCTTATTTAGCAAAACACTACCCATAGCAGTAACTACTTCTATTTCTCCACTAGACAAGCCTAGAGCGTCTGGTAGAAGTATTATTAATGACCTACCTAACTCATCTACAGTAGCTGTAAAATCTGTACCACGAATTGCTATATTTGCTGTTGGAGTTCTAAGCGATATATTTTGTTTATCTATTCGATTTAAATTGCCTGTAATAAATCTTGCAGTACCTAAACCAAAAGTAAGAGCCATTTTTGATTTGCTTGGGTCAGGGTCGTAAATGTATTCATCAATTAATAATTGCGAATGTTCTGTCAAGCTTACTTTACTATCGTCTAAAAATGTTATCGACATTCTTCCATTTGTAGTAATGGCTTCATCGTTGCTTTGAATAGCAAATTCTAATTCTGCGTTAAGTGGTTTGTCTCTTACAATTTGAGCTGAACCATTTAGCTCAGATATATCACCAATACTAACAGCCGACTGCTGTTCCTTGATCGTTTTGGATAACGCAAACTGTGGAAGAAGCATTGCCACCAACAGAAATAATTTTAAGCCAGTCATTGTCTTGTGTGCTGAGTTGTTGAATATTAAAATTTCTTTGTCCTCCTGTATGATCAAGATAAAAATATCCACTTGCTGAAGCTGCAGTACCAGTACCTGTATAGGTAACTGTATTATCACTACCATCTATATCCATATAGTTTGTAGCTCCATCAATATTTATATTTGATGTAACAGTATTATTAGAACCTTGAATTATCCAGTCTAAATTAACAGCAGCAGCTAATGCAGAAGTACCTTGATTTAAAGTAAATGTATTACCTGCACCAGTAACAGCTATATTATGGTCAGAACCATCTGAGCTGTATGTGTTAGTTGGGTCTACTTGAATAGTAAAGGTATTTGTTGAGCCAGTAAAATTATACAAACCTGTAAAAGTATCTGCCCATATATCACCTAAAAATTTGTTAGTAGCACCAATCATATTAATATCTAGCGTCATAGCATTACCATCTAAGTCAAAAGCAGTAAGACTGCCTGCGGAAGAACTTAATCCACCAATAATATTAGATATACCAAGTTGTTCTAAGTCTATGTTTGCACCAGTACCTGACTGGTCTACATATATTTCATTATCAGCCGCATATGTTGTCAATGTTGTCAGCATCACAATCAGGCTCATCAATTTTAATTTGTTCATGTTTCCAAAAACTCCTGTCGTAACCGACATTAATTAATTCTAATACAGCACTTTCTATAGCTTTCATAAGTGCTAATGTTGTTGATTCATTTCTTGAGTTACCAAGTTCTATTTCAACTAGTTCTGTACCCATTTCTATAAATCGAAATACATCTTCTGATTTTCCATAACTAAATATAGTTTTTTCAGTCATTACTTCTATCAGTATTTCTCCTGTGGCTACTGATACCATGCGTAAAGTTACTGTAACGCTATCTTTTCTATATTGAATAGTAGAACCAATACCTAAGTATCTAGCTCCCATTCCTCCTGTGGCAAGATTGCTTTCGTAGGCAATTACAGCACCTTCGATTAAAACTCCTGCAAATAATAATGGTCTTAAAGCTTTCTTTTCTTCATCTTTTTTAGCAACTTGTTCTCTTGCTGACCTTATTAATTGTCTTTCTTTTGTAAGATTATCTAATCCTACTCTTTCTACAACAACAAAAAAATCTCCATTACCTGCATGTTTTAATGCTCTTATTAATAAAGAACTAGGTTGTTGTGTTATAGCTGTAGAAAATAATGCAAATTCACTATTGCTCTTACGCTGTCCTGTTTGATCTGTAAATGCACTTGGATATACAGCAACAACAGGTTTAACTATAGGTTTTTTTGCGTCTAATAAATATTTAGATTGTAATTCAGATATATGAACAGCATCGTATGCTTCAAATCTTTTTTCGTATGTATCTTCGTATTGGTCGAATATTGAACAACTAGAACAAAAAAGTACCAATAGGAATCGTAATCGTAGTAACTGTTCCATCACTCTCCGTAATAGTTAAGGTTAATGTAATGCCATCACTAGTATAGACTATAGTATTACCTTCTAAAGTAATTGTTCCTGAATCTGATGGTGTCTCGCCAAATAAATTATTAACTAATTGTCTTGATAATTCTGCATAGACTCTTGATTCTAAATTTCTTAAAAATCTAGCTAATGTGCTGTTTTCTTTTTCTCTTTCTATTTCATCTTGTAAAGCTTTGATTTCTTCTTTAATAGTCATCTTACGAGTGTATTCTTGATTTTGAATTGTAAGATAATGACTAGATGTACCTACTCCATTAAAACTAGGCGACTTGAATTTATGAGTAATTTGATCTGCTTTGACGTTTACGCTTATAACACCTAAAAATAATACTAATCCTACTGCAAATACTATTTTTAATAACATTTCTTTTTCAATATTTCTAGCTTTTTCGTCAGCTTGTGTTCTTTTTTTCTTTGCCATTTATTATATCCTGCTCTTTAAGCTGTAATACTGTATTAACTTTTTGTTGTAGTCTTATCATATCTTGGTCTAACAATCTAAGTTGATCAGTAAGTCTAATAATAGTTTTTTTCATTTCTGATATAGCAGGGTCTATAGTATTAGTAATAGTCTGCCAAACAAAGTAAACAAAATAACCAAGTCCAACAACCATAATAGTTGTAAATCCAAATTTTTCTACTAAAGTTACTATATCCATTAATCTCTACGAGCATCTATTTTTCCATCTTCTACAAAATTTTCTGCCCTTGCTATTCTATTTAAATCAGGAGGTATATTTAAAGCACAAGATACGCTTGTATCAATACGAATCATATCGTTATTCATAATAGAAGCTCTTGTTATAAGCATTTTAGTAATACCTTGTATACTTTTTATGTCATTTACAAGATTGCCCATAAGTTGTTTCATAATAAGAAATATAAAATAACCCATAATAAGACCACCAGCTATAGGTAGTCCGACCTTTTCTATAAGGTCAAATACTTCCATTACTGGCTATTAATTTTATCTTTAGCTGTTCCTGCATATAGTCCAAACCAGGCAGCACCTGCTCCAACTACAACTGAAATCAAACCTGATTGTTCAAATGTTGGTGCTGGAAGTTCCATAAACCATATAGTGCATTTGTAAAGCAAAATAATATACACACTTAAAAATGCTCTTGGGAATATTCTCCAGGCATCAATCATATTAGATAACCATATCCATCTCTGCCAAGGATTATCAGGAGCTTTATCATTTTCTAACTCCATAATTTTTTGCTTTAGTTCACCAATTTCAGAAACCATTGCCATGAATTTATTAAGGTCAATTTCAACCTCATTGCGGCTCATGTCTCCGCTAAACTTATTACTGTTATCATTCATTATCTATAACTCCTTGTTTTTCTAGCAATTTTTTTAGGCTGCTTAGAATGTTGTTTACCTTTTTTAGTATCAGCTCTTTTTTTTCTAGTAGTAGAAGCATATTCAGAACTAGACATAGCTTTAATAGCTTTTTTAGGAAGATATCTTTCTCCTGTTTTAGAAGATTTTTTTCCAGATTTAGTAGTCCATTCTTGGTCTGTCCAATTTTTTAAAGACCTTTGCGACTTTCTCATAAGATTACTTCTTAGCTTTTACTTTAGCTTTTTTAGATAAATCTTTAAAATGAAATAACTTTACACTAGTTTTAGTGTGTGCTTTATTTGTATGTAGAGTACCATTTGCCATTTTATGAGAACTACCTGTATGTTCAGTACCATCTCTTTTATAATGTTTAACGCCTTTCATTTATA